ACAATGTATTCTAACAATAAGCCGAGAGTAGTGATTTGCAAAGATCACCACTTTGTTGGCGTAGATAGTAAAAAGTGCATTTTTAAATGTACTAAATGCAATTATCACAAAATTGCTTACCCTGTAACATATAGATTTAATAAACAAACTGGAAAGCTGATTCATAGAGTCACTGGAAACACAGTCTAGCAAAAACTTTTTGTGTAATCTATTATGTATATAGACAGAGCTGAGGAGGGAAACCAAATCAGCTCTGTTCTTGTTTAAGGATTACATAGTGTCACATACTAAACAAACCCCCTCTATTATATAAATGTAATAACTACCGCCTTTTCTGCATATCAGCGGAACTTCGGGGTGCGAACCTCGTTACATAAATCGTTAGGTGAAGCAGGAGGCAAGAAAGGAAGCTATGGCAGAAGGATCTGTTATGGTAGACGAGGGATCTGGCATCCCCGGCATGGAAGAATCAACTGAAAATGTTGAAGAAACCAATGTTGATACAAACGAGACCGAGGAAGGAACTCAGGAAACTGAGGAAACCACCAAGGGAGAGGAAGGAGAAAAGGAAGTGCTTACCGAAAAAGGCACTAAACTTGATCCAAATCCTCAATCTGCGGTACATCAGGAATTAGCTAACGCTAAACGCCAAGTACAACAGATGGAGACAGTTCTAAGAGACCCAGAACTTCTCAGAAACTATGCCAAACAAAATGGCATGACTTTGACCGAAGCTAAAGCTGACATCAAAGATGAGAAGGAGGAGGTAAAGGATGAATTTACTCCTGATAGTTTTAAGACAGCCGATGATGTTGCTAGGGGTTTTAACAAAATAAACAAAACTGTTAAACAACTTAGAGAGGAAAACACTCGTCTTCGAGAGGGTTATGAGGGAATTAACAGCACTCGTGCAGCCGAGCGTGTTGTAACAAACATGCAAAGAGATATTGGTGCGGTTCAGGAAAAATACCCTGAGCTTAATCCTAAGAGCCCAGACTTTAATAAAGATCTCGAGAGTTCTATCGGAGAACTTTACAATGATTTGGATTTCGATCCAAAGACAAAATCCTTTAGAGGGAAAGTTTCAGTCACTAAGATTGCTGACCAAGTAATGAAGGCAGCTAAATTAGCACAGAAACAAGGCTCTCAGAAGGCACAGACTGATGTTAAGGTGAAGCAAGCAGGTAAAATTACATCTGGAAAAAGCAAGAAGACTGGCACACCCGATTCGAGTGATCCAGGCACATCTATTGCCCAGAAAATTAGTAAAGCAATCAATGGTTAAAAATTAATCATTAAGAAAGGTAAGTATGACAGGAGTACAATATGGTCAACGTTCTACCTTAGGTGCTAGAGAATTAGATCTTCATATCAATATTGAAGATACAATCGAGAAGTATCCTAATTATAGAAAAGAATTGATCAAAAGATGGAGTGGAAAAAACTTCAAAAAAGCAGTGAAATCTCACAAATACGAGTGGGGTGTCAGAGACAATAGAAAGTTGCAAACTACAGTTAATGTAGGTTGTGCTAATGATGGAACTACCATCGTTGTTAATGATCCAGGCGTATTTAATGTGGATGATGTCTTCCAAGACAGTGCTGGTTCACAGTACATTGTAGAGTCAGTCGGTGGTGGCGTTAACGTCAATTTTAGATTCTTAACAGGATCAACCGCTCAGACCACAATGGTGAACAATGAAGCTGTAAGTGTTATCGGTGGAGCTACCCCTCAGGGTAAAGTCGCTGACAGCATGGTAGTCACTCCATTCGTGGATTACTATAACTATACTTCTATCCTAGAAGATGTGGTCGACCTAACAGGTACCGAACACGCTGCTATGATTAGGGGTGAAGAAAATAGTGGTCAGTTAATTGCTCGTAAGCAAAGTGAATTGGTTGAGAAACTTCAACGCCAATTAGTCGTAGGTGTAAGAACCGAGGACAAAGCTCGTAAACTAACCACCATGGGTGGAATGAAGTTTATGATCGACACTTATGCTTCTGCGAACGCAGTTGACTTTGGTGGAGACATTTGGGCTTCCGATAGAGCTGTAGAAGATGCTATTGATGACGCACTCGACTTAATTGCCGAAAAAGCTTTCAATAAGCCAGTGATGTATGTCACTCCAGCTTTCATGAAGAAGTTTAAATATATCCAAGACGATGCCACAAGAACTGTTCTTCGTGAGAAATCTCGTGGAGTAGGAGTTGTGAAGACTTATTTGTCTCACACGTTCGGCGAAATTGACGTAGTTCAACTTCAAGGAATGGGTACAGTTATGGACAGCTACATCTTTTTTGTAGATGAATCCATGGTCGGATACAAGCCAATGCAAAAACGAGGATGGTTCACATCACCTCTCGCTAAGCTTGGTGACAGCTACAGATGGCAAATCTTGGGTGAATACACCTTCAAGATGGACATTCCTGAAGCTTGTGTCTACATGTACAACTTGGGTCTCACTTAGAAAGAGAGACGCACATTAAAAATTGAATAGTGAAATAAGTACAACCTTGTGCTATAATATATTTATGAAAATATATCTTAGTGGAAGAAGTAAAAACTTATATTGCATAGTAGATGATGAAGACTATGAAAAGTTAGTCAAATATCGTTGGTATCTAAACCATAAGGGCTACGCCCAGAGGAATAGAAAATATGTAAGTAAAAAACCAGACAAAGGTCAAATACTCATGCACTGCATGGTACTTGATCCAAAAGAAGGTTTTACTACAGATCATATTAACTTCAACAAGCTTGATAACACTAGACAGAATCTAAGACATATTACTAATAAAGACAATATAAGAAGGCGTGGTGGCAGAAAGAAATGCACTGGTGTTTACACCAGGAAACATAAAACTGTTACTAGGTATCAGAGTCTTATTAGAGTTGATGGAAAACTAATAAACATTGGTTACTATAAGACTCAAAAAGAGGCTGCTATCGCTTACAACAAAGCTGCTAAGAAGTATCATGGGGAGCATGCTTATCAAAACACTATTTAATTTTGGGACTTTAATATAAAAATATAGAGAATACGGGGATGGTTCCCACCATCCCCTCTCTTAGAAAGATAATTATGGGCACAGCAGTAGGTAACACCACTTTCGTATTAGGCAGAGATCAAGATGAAAATCTTGAGACCCGCACTTTCACGAATGGTCAAACATACGATGCAAGCTTAACCATGGATTTGGTTGAAGTTTACACCGCAGACAACGCAACATTCCCTTACCCGGCAAGTTAAATTGTTAGGTTAGGAATGTAAAATAGGGCAGGACTTAGGTCTTGCCCTATTTGCTACCTATATGTTATGATTAGGTATGGAAATAAAACTAAGAACTGGAGAAATTTGTCTAATCGATAAAGAAGATTATGCCGTTATTAATCAACACAAGTGGTACATTGAGGGCTGGGGTTATGCTAGGAGAAATAAGAAATTTGTTAATGGAGTTCCAGATAGCGAGTCATTGAGGATGCATAGGTTTTTACTCAAACCACCAGTAGGTGTTTCTATAGACCACATAAATGGAAATAAGCTAGACAATAGAAAGTCTAACCTAAGACTTTGCACAGTGGCTCAAAACAACTTTGGTAGAGGAATAAAAAAAGATAACACCAGTGGTTGTAAAGGAGTCCATTTTAATAAACCCACTGGTAAATGGATGGCTAGGATTTCTGCTAATGGAAAAAGAAAATATCTTGGTCTTTTTGAAACTAAAGAATTAGCTTATTCAGCTTATAAAAAAGCTTCTAAAGAACTACATGGAGATTTTGCTAATCTTAATTAGTTAAGACACAAACACTCCCCTCAAGCTCTATTATTATAAATATATGGCATACACTTCCGCTTCAACCACGATACAAACCTTACAAGACGTTTTAGACTTTATGGCTCCTCAAGCTGGAGGCTCAGTACCAGATTCAGACTCAACTGAGTACGCAGAATGGGTAATGTGGATTCAAAACAAATATGAAGAATACGCTAGGAGAGGATTCTGGCGAAGAACTCTTACTAGAGAGGTAATCACCCTGACAGAAGGAGATGAGACACATGTTCTACCTGATAGGTTTTTTAAACCTAATGGGCTCTATATGTGTATTGTTGACAGTGTTGACTGGAATGAACCAGGTAATAGCGATGACCAAACTATCTTTATAGAGATGATTGGTGATCCTGACGATGAAAACTTTGGTAAATGGCAAATGAGATTTGATAACGCAGTAGAAGAGACAGATGCTACTGTGATTCTTTGGTACTTTGCTATGCCTCCTATTCCTAACGCAGCAGATGATAAGCTCATTCTCCCAGGAGATATGATTGGTTTTTCAGCACTAGCCGAATACTTTAGACAGGCTAATCAAGCTGGGTCTCAAGATGATGCTAAAGCTGATGCTGAAAATAGATTTTTAGAATATATGTCTCTTGAGGTTATTCCAGATAAAAGTGAATTATTAACTAGCAGCGAACAACAAACTAATAGAGTGGACAGATTAGCAGTAGCTAGAAGTTACTATACAAATCGTCCTGGTCGTAATGTTAGGACTTAAAGATACTTTATGTACGTTAAACAACCAAAAAGACAGAACCCACCAATTAAAAGATCAGGTAGTGATGGGTTCCCAGAGGGTTTGAATACCCTAGCCCATCCATCAACTATTAAAGATACTGAGCTATCTGAGTTGTTAAATGGTATTTATTCTCAATATGGTACTATTTCAAAAAGACAGGGAACTAAAGCTATTGGCTCTCCTTCTGATGGTGGAACTGAGATCTTAAATCTTGGTGAAACTTATAGCATTGGTGGCGAAGACTATTTTATCCGTATTTCTGACACTGGTATCCCTGAGTATTATGACTTTAGTGCTAAGATTTGGGATGATTTATCAGCCACAGCCCCAGATGGATATTCTGGATCTACTCCAACATTTACTACTGGAGTTCCTACTTTTGATGTTACTTCTACTACTTGGATTGTTCAAGCTAATTCTAAAGTTTATTTTGCTAATGAAGTTGATGACCTTGTTTGGCTAGATGAAGATGGTTGGCATATTAACACAGAATTAGATGATCCAACTGCTTATCCAACTATTGCTAAGACTGGATCTGGCTCAGGGTCAACTCCTTACTACTATTATTATGCTTGGTATAATG